ACGCTATGGTTTTATTTTACTGTTTTTTTTATCATTTGTTAAGTGCATAACTATGTGTATAACTATTTAAATATATTAAATGGGGAAAATAAAGAGCGGTCCATTATAAGCGTTATTAAATAAGGGGAAATTTTAATTTAATTTATAATTTTATGAATTTAGGAAAAAAAGTAATTGATATTTCGGAATTAGTAGGTATTTTTGAGGCACAAGAGGGGGAAATTCAACACATTATCGGAAAAACTGGAAACGGGAAAACTTACGAGGGAACGCGCCGGGGATTAGAATTTTTAAAACAAGGTTATACAGTTTATACAACATGGCAATTAATATTGCCGGATTATTACGACGAGAGGGAAAATAAATTTATTGTTTTTATAAAGTTTTTATTTTTCAAAAAAAGATTTTATAAATTTAATTATAAAGAAAACTGGAAATTTTTAGATATAGATAGACCCGACTTAATTCAATTTGTCGCGGGCCTTACTGATTGTATTGTACTTTTAGACGAGGGTCAAGATATTTTTGATAGCCGGGAAAGAATAGATAAAAGTTCTAGAAAAGTTTTGACGCGTACAAGACACATGCGCAAAACATTAATTATTATTTCACAACGCGCGCAAGCGGTAGACGTAACCGCGCGCGCAAATGTAACATTTTATTATAAATGCGTAAAGACCCGCGCTTGGTTTTGGCCTTTTCGGGTTTACTTTAAAGTATACCGGACCGAGGAAATGGACCAGACAAATTTCCCTATATGGGAGGACCCTATGAATGATTGGGAGGCGGAAGTATGGCAATCACATTTTGCAAGCGACGAGGTTTACAATGCGTATAATTCGTGGTATTTGCGCGCGGGTATACCAAATAGCCAAGAAGTTAGTTTTGAGGCCTTTGACCTTAATCCATGGGAAAAAATAAAGGCCTTATTCACTTTTGTACGCCATAACAAAGTTGTACCAAGTACCGAGAGCATGAAATTAGTAGAGGAAAGCAACCGAGCCAAATATGAGGAGAGTATACGATTTGAGCCAAAGGCAAAGAAAAAGAGATTACCCAAAAAAGAAGATTTGATTGATATCGTAAAAGTAGTATAATATAACTATGTCAATATTTGGGTCCTTATTCATTTCAAGTAAAAAAAAAGCATATCAAAAATATGCTTCAACCGCGCGCAAGGTAAAAAATAAAGGTGGTAGTTATAAACATGCTTTAGGAGTAACCAAGCGAAAATTTAGACGGGGAAAAATGAAATTCAAATGAATATAATAAAAAAATTTAATGAGGTAAATGATTTTAATTCAAAAGGTTTAAACCCTTTATGGAATTTATTATTTGCCTTTTTATTTTTACTTATTTTAGTACCACAAAATGCTTTTGCTATAGATACTTGTACCGACGGAATACAAAACCAAGACGAAACGGGAATAGATACCGGGGGAATTTGTACACCGGTACCGGCAACATGTACCGACGGAATACAAAACCAAGACGAAACGGGAATAGATACCGGGGGAATTTGTACACCGGGAAGTTATCAAGGTCCAAATTTTCAAGAGTGGCTTTTTGTTAATGGAATAATTATTTTCTTTTTATCTTTTCAGACATGGGGGATTATTTATAGGCCTAGCACGAAGTTAATAAAATGATTATAGCAACCGCAACAATTTATAGTTTTAGTGCTTTACTTCTTATCATGATTGTAACCATGGTTTATTTTTCAATTTTCTACATGATTTTTTATGTTATTTTGTGGGGTATAGCGGAGTTTATAAGACCGATTTTAAAAATACTTAATCATGAATAATTTAATACGATTTGAAACATTTCAATATATTAGTTTTGTACTAGCTTGTTCGCTTTTCTTTTTTCTCTTTGTCCGGCTTATGATTTGGTTTATTGATAGAGTTAAAACAAAAAGACCGAGTATGTACGCAAGAGGTAACAAGCAATAGGTCCGCCAAGACTTTAAACTAGGGTCGCCGATTATTAAATTAATTATCTACAAAATATATATGCCACCAGTAAATGGAGTAACAACATTAGTAACAGACGCAAGCACGGGGTTTTTAGGTGCGACGGGTTTTAATATTAGTGATGTCGTAGCATGGGCCGGAGATAACCTTATAAAACTTTTTATCGGGTCCGGTTTATCTGTATTGTACAATTTGAGATATTGGATAGTAGCGCTTATCGTTATAGGTGCAATTGTCTATTTCGCTTATCGTGGAATGCGTTTTTTCAAGCATTAGAATATCAACAAAAAAACCCCGTTAAGGGTTTAATTGCGGAAAAGTAATTTAATTATAACATAATGAAAAATTACAAGCAATACATTTTTTTAATACTAGTATTTTTATTAATGGGATTTTCTCATAGTGCTTTTGCAGATGTTTTAGCACAACAAAACATTATTACTTCTAAAACTTCTTTACCTCTTTATACTACTGGTATTGGTGGTCGTGGGGATGTAGACCAAAGATTAGGTAATAATTTATCTGGTACATTAAATACTATACAAGTAAAAGTTTTTAATGAAACATTAAATTCTGATTTAAAATTAGATATTCAATTTTATGGTTTTTCTGATAGTAATTATACTTCTTATGCTTCATCTGCACCAGAACCTACTTGTATTTCTAATTCTGTAATTGCTATATCTGGTGGTTATGATGGAATTGTTACTTGTACTTATACACCTATGACTTTGAATATTGGTACATATTATGTAATGAGAATTATAAATGCTTTTAATCAAGATAATTATATTTATGGTAGTTCTTCTGATGTTTATTCTGGTGGTAATTGTCAAGCTATTTTTGGACAGAATGATATTTGTAGTCCTCTTTTAGATATTGGTTTTTCTATGAATGGAGATTTTGTTTTTACTCCTCCTGCTTCTTGTACTGACGGAATACAAAACCAAGACGAAACCGGAATAGATACCGGGGGAATTTGTACACCGCAAGTCGTTATACCTTTAGTATGTACCGACGGAGTAATGAACGGCGACGAAACGGGAATAGACGACGGGGGCCGGTGTAATACCCACTTTTTAGGAATGACCCCTTTAAATGGGGTTACAGTAACCGGGCCGGACATCACTTTTACTTTAGATGTATGGGTTAATCCAAAAGATATAAATACATTTATAGGGGTTAATCTTAATTTACACAACATAGACCAGAATGTTTTATTATTAGGTCAATTTTCCCCGTCTGATTTTCGCCTATTAGACGAGTTTAGAGTACCAAGCGCGGGATTATATCATTTTTCTCAAGTTAAAGCAATGGGAAATGGAAATTACACATTAGAGGCTACTCTTAATCGTGCTTACCTTGCCGGGTGGATTATCAACCCATTTTCTAGTATTAATCAAACATTAGTTACGCAATTTATCGTCGGCGAGGGTACATTTATCGGAACAGTACAACAAAGCGGGTATGACGCATTAAATGGAACGGCTAGCGGTGCGATTGGACCGGGTGGAGTGGCAACGATAGCAAGTAATTGCAACCCTTTGTCGTCGTCTTTTGATGTTTCAAAATGCGGTATATTTTTATTTACACCGGGGGGAATGTATTTTGATAAAACAATGAAAGATATAAAAGACGGATTATTGACCCGCGTACCATGGGGTTATTTTTATCGCGTATTTGATATTATGAGCAATCCAAGTAAAACAAGTTTACCGGCTATTACAATCCCCGTACAAATGGGGCCGGGTAATACAGATACACCCGGTTATGAGAATATATCTTTTGACCCCGGCGACATGATAGCGGGTGCGGGCGACCTTTTAGATAGTATACGCGACCCCTTTACACATAAAAATGCGCGTGATGTCTTTGAGCCTATGGTACAACTTACAATAGCACTTGCGGTCGTATTTGTTATTATTCAAGACCTTACCGGCCACAAGCACGACGGGGAAAGTACCGGAAAGAATAAAAAATTATCATGATTATAAATTTATTAATTGGATTATTTACTTTAATATTGGGCGCTATCTTTTCATGGCTACCTCAAATATCAACCTTGCCGACAATAGGGGGGTTTGATATAGACGGCGCTTTAATTACCGGAGTAGGTCAATTAAATACTTTCATGACGACTTTTTGGCCTATTCAATATTTACTTTATGGCTTTATGGCTTTAATGACATATTACGGTTTTATGATGTTAGTACGATTTTTTATAGGACATAGGGCGCCGGGGGGTAAATAGTTATACACATATTATTTGACATGTATACATTATAGGTGTATACTTTTTACATATCAATAATATCTTTTATATATATGGGAAAAATAAAAAAAGGTTATAGGTTTAATAAAATATCGCCGGTTAGTGGTAATCCATTAAAGGCCAAAACTTGGGAAGTAGTAGACGATAATCTATACGCAAGGGTTAGAATAGTATCATGTAAAGATTTTAAAGTTCAAGATAGTACAATTTATTATTTATCAACAAAATATATATCTTAATTATGTTTTATTTAATTATAGGGGGGATTATGACGTATGCGGGGTATATGGGCCGGTCGCCGTATAGTGCCATATTATTAATTGAGGGGATTGTATTAGTCAATTACGGGGTATTATTATTTAATAAGCGCAAGAGTATAGCGCATTTATAAATGATTAGTTATATTACTTTTGGTGTAGTTATTTTAATGGTGGGTTTATTATTAATGAAGTTAATGCCAAAATGAAAAATAGAATACCATTTTATATAGTTTATTTTTTCGGGTTTGTACTTGGTTTTATGTCAAAAAACTTTTGGTCGGTATGGGTAGGTTTGGCCTCTTATGTAATATTTGATTATTCATTTATATATATCATGCCTAGAATATTAAAATATATTAGTAAAGATTTAAAAAAACATGGAAATTAAAAAACCTTTAGAAAAAGATATACAACGGGAAATATGCGAGTACCTTTCTGAAAACAATTATTTTTTTTGGCGTTCAAATAATATACCGGTATTTGGTATGAACAACGGGGGGAAAAAGACTTTTAGAAGTTTGCCAAAGTTTACACCGCGCGGAATACCGGACATCATATTGTTACATGACGGGAAGTTTATCGGGTTTGAGGTTAAAAGACCGGGGGAAAAGTTAAAACCGGACCAAATTATATTTAAAAATAACTGTGATAATGCGCGCGTTGATTATTTTGAAGTACATAGTATTGACGAAGTTAAAAAAGCATTAATACAAGTATTTATATGA